CGCGTCTGCTGACGGCCTGATCAAGATGACCGCTTCCCATTCCTACGGGAAGAGGGAGCGGCATGTCTTGAGGATTGACCACGCCAAGCTATCGGCGGATCCGTACAAGCCCACTGAGAACGTACGAGTCGGGATGAGTTTCTATCTCGTATTCGACGAACCCTTGGCAGGCTATACGGACGCCGAGGCGTTAGCGGTGTATACAGGATTCAAAACCCTGTTTACCGCTAGCTCGGATGCCCTCATCTCCCGTTTGTTGGGAGGCGAGAGCTAGTGGATGATAGTGGAGCCAAAGATGAGGGGAGTAAGCCGGAAGGCTTGCGTCCTAAACCCTTTGAGTTCCGCTATGCCGTGAGACATCGCGGCCAAGAAGATGAGCCTGAAACAATGTCGATTCGCTTTGGTCGTAAGACCGCTGCGGTCGTCATAATCTCGTTCTATCTTTTTGACATCTCCGTGGAGGTAATACTCAGGGAACATCTATTTGGGTGTTAATTCGCCCATTTAGACTCCCTGGAGGGAATGCATCTATTAGTTTAGGTGCCCCCTCTGGGTACCTGGCTACATAACGAAAGGAACAACAGTAGTTGTCTGAGAACACCCATGAGCTCTCGGAGGCCGATAAGGTCTCCGAAGGGCTCGTAAGGGTGGCCCTCGTCTGGGGTGCAAAAGAGGCTTGGATCAAATTGATCCGTGCTTCTATGCATTCCGACGATTGCGCCACAGCCAACATCATCTTTGAGATGATGACTAGCCGTGACGTCCCGGATGACTCTGTCATCCGATCGTTACGTGAGCTATCAATGTACTATGTCCAGCCAGTTTTGATGGGCGACCGCACCTTAGAACAGGTGAAGGTACTCATCTCCTGGGTGGAAACCTCGCTTCGGGCAAGAGCCCTTAACGAGTAGTCATTGATTTACTCGGTAGCCTTTAGTACTTAGGCATTACCGTAATTAGACATAGGCTAAGGATCTGATTACCCCCTAGAAAGGAGGGTCAGTGAAAAGCCCAATGTCACTCTGGTCCCGATTAGCACAGGAATGTGCTAATCTGTGCTACACTAGCGCCACTGAGGATATTAATACTTTCCTCAGGCGGTCTGAACATGAGGGGTTGTCGTTTATGACGATAACCCTACCTGATTTTGGAAAGGCCATCCGAAAATGGCTCGACCAGGGTCAGGTCGACATCAACCAATCGTTCAGTAATGGACGAAAGGGAGGTCTCCCCCTATTTCTAGGAGGTTTCCTCAGTCGTGTGTTCGACCGGAACAGTGGAGCATTGCTCGATGATCCTTGTATCGATTCAATAATTGCTTTGCAGCAGCTAACGCTGATGTTCGGCAAAATTGAGCTTGATTGCTCTAAAAAGCGTCAGGCTCAAGCGATACGTAGATTTCTCGAGTGTGAGCAGGAGGTCAGACAATTTGACGCTAATCTCCAAGAGAGTGATCTTGAGGATTTTAGCAATATGTCAAATTTGCTTTTTGGTGATCTGTTTTCCCAAATGGAATTAAAGCTCCAAGAGGGACAGATCTTGCCAAAGCATGGACCAGGTGCCACTGCTGAAAAACTGACCAGTAATGGTCGGTATAAACAGCAGACCTGGACCAGCCGACTTCAGAAAATCTTTAGATTTTCTGAGTTCACCAACGCGAATTTCCTCTCAATGATGTATTCGTACACACATGAGTGGAGCGATGGTGTGACCTTCCTCGAACCCGGTCAAGAAGTGCCCGTTAGGGTGCATCTTGTTCCTAAAACGATGAAGACTCCTCGAGTCATTGCAATTGAGCCAGCTTGCATGCAGTATATGCAGCAAGCTGTCTTAGGCGTGTTTCTCGAGTGTTTCAAGAGAGATAACCTCCTCTCGAAACTAATCGGATTTGACGACCAAGTACCTAATTAGGTGCTTGCTCGTAGCGGCTCTCTTGGCAGAGGGCTTGCTACACTCGATCTGAGTGACGCTTCCGATCGTGTCTCCAATCAGCTCGTCAGGACGTTGTTTTGTCGGTGGCCAACTTTGTCGGAGGCCGTCGATGCAACTCGTTCCCGCCGGGCTGACGTACCTGGCAAGGGCGTTACTCGCCTTGCCAAGTACGCGTCTATGGGTTCAGCGCTTTGTTTCCCAATAGAGGCGATGGTCTTTACGACCGTTATCTTCTTAGGGATCCAAAAGTCGCTCAATGTTCCGCTGACCCGGAAAATGATTAAGAAGTCATTTTCCAGGTCGGTGCGCGTCTACGGGGATGATCTGATTGTTCCCGTAGAACACGTGATGACCGTTGTGCAGACCCTCGAGCATTTTGGTGCTCGGGTTGGACTGGACAAGAGTTTCTGGACTGGAAAGTTCAGGGAGTCTTGTGGTCGCGAGTATTACGCGGGTGAGGACATTTCCATAGTCCGAGTTCGCGATTTACTTCCGACACAACGGCAAAACGCTGGTGAGGTAGCTTCTATGGTATCTCTCAGGAATCAGCTATACCAAGCTGGTTACTGGCAGACCTGTAGATGGTTGGATGCTCAATTAAGGAAAATCATTCGATTTTACCCCAACGTGACATCCAGCTCCTCACTATTGGGCAAGGAATGTTCCCTCGGTGTAACAACCGAGGAGGTACTGGGCAGTAATGTCCAGCGAACATGTCCAAACTACCAGATCCCTTTGGTTAAGGGATATTATCTGGTGGCCAAACCTCCTTCAGATCATTTGGAGGGGGCTGGAGCCCTACTCAAGTGCTTGTTAAAGCTTGAGCACGGAACTATTGAGCCTGTAGGCTCATATCCGAAGCTCACGCCTCTCGATATCGCGCAAGCGAATTCGAGTGAGCATTTGGAGCGTTTTGGACGCCCCGAGTGCGTCAGCATGAAACTCGGGTGGAGACCACCCCTTTGAGAGTGGTCGGGCCAGCCATGGCCTGAGGGGGAGACCTAAGTGCCTCTATTTCTGAGCTAACAGCTCAGGTCTAGAGTCTTATTTCTCCATGCGCCCGTCGGAGGGTGGTGGGGTACCCAACCAGGGTACCGCC